TTGGTCTGTATAAACCTTTATAACTCTTTCTCATATCACTTGTATAACCTATATAAATATTACTAACAATAGGATTATTTATACATGGCATTTAGTAAGCTTAGAAATTCACTCAACAATCTAGCAACACCTTTTATTGCTAACGCAATAGGTAACTTTACAAAAAAGGCAGGTGCTAAAGACGCAGGTAAAGTGGCGGCTCAGTTAAAAAGAAAGAGTCCATTTAATATTGATGACTCACCATCACAAAAACTGATTGAAAATCCATTATCATTCAATCCTGTACAATATCCACTAGATTTAGGTAGTAATGGTCTTGGTCACTATATGTTATTTGAATCAGGTTTTTTAGGATATAGTCCACAAACAAGTGGTTTACTAGACACAGCAGGTAGACAAAAGAGAGATAAAATTACATCAAAAACAAGTAGTAAATCAATTACTACAGCTGCTATTGCAATATACATGCCAAATACTATCAAGGCAAGTTATTCTCAATCATACGAGGGAGATACAGCCGGTGTTGCAGGTGATTTAGAAGCAATCAAAGGAAGTATTGATAAAATAGGTGGTCAAGGTGGTGGACCGGCAGGTGGCGGAGGTACAAGTATGTCGTCTGAACAAATTAAGGCTGCATTAGCAGGTGCTTCAGGTATGGCAATACGACAAGGTAAAAAATTAGTTGGTGAATTAGTAAGTATGGCAGGTGCTGGTGACCCGGTAAGATTTTTACAAAAGAGAAGTGGTAACGCATTAAATCCTAGAAATGAACAGTTTTATGACTCACCACAATTTAGAAGTTTCTCATACTCATTTGATTTTTGGCCAAGAAATATGGCAGAGGCAAAAGCAGTAGCGGATATCATAACAATATTTAAATACAACTCATCACCAGGTTTAAAAGGTGACGCAGGTGCTATATTTGAAATACCAAACTACTTTAAAATTAGTTATATGAATAGAGGTGAAGTTAACCCACATTTAAATTTAATATCAGCATGTTATTGTCAAGGTGTTGATGTTGATTATGCACCAGACGGTGAACCAAGATTTTTTGAAGACGGTCAACCTGTACACACAAGATTAAGTGTATCATTTGTAGAAGACAGAATTATAACTAAAAATGATATTATAGAGGGAGCATAATGCCATATTTTAATCAATTTCCTGTATTAGACTATAACTTATCTGGTGTAAATGGCAACACAAAAGAAGTAACGGACATATGGCGAAGAGTTAAAGTAAGAAGTAAGATAGTAAACAATGTTTCTTTATATGATAAATTTGATGTACCAGAGGGTGATTCACCTGAAACTGTTGCATACAAAATATATGGTGACGCAGAGTATTTTTGGGTTGTGTGTTTAATGAATAATGTTGTCAATAGATATTATGACTGGCCATTAGACGAGTATAATTTTCAACAATTTGTAACAGACAAGTATTCAAATCCAGGTGCTACACACCATTTTGAAAGAGTACAAGATAGTGGACCACAAAAAGGTGACGGTCCTGCTGATTACTCACATATGTTAGAATGTAATGAGACAGACACAGGTGCTCAATCAGTATCTAATATAGAACACGAAAGAAGATTACAAGATAAGAAAAGGCAAATTAAATTGTTACAACCAAACTACCTTAATAATTTTATAGACGAGTTTAGAAGACTCATAGCGCAGTAATGACATGGCACAAACCGATAGAGATGTATTTGATAAAGTTGGTCAGTATAACCTTGACGAGATAGCAATTATTTCGTACAGATTTGCTGAAGATTCCTTACCAAGAAGAATAGATATCAAGGGTATATTATATAACTTTGAAATTGCCGAAGATATACTATTAAATAATGTTGTTGGTTCAGCTATCGTATATGATATGCAGGACATAAGAACAATAATGCCAATCATTGGTCTTGAAAGACTATCACTTAAATTTAATTCACCAGGTCTATCAGGTTATGATTTTACCGAAGACACAGGTGTACCATTACAAATATACAAGATAGATAAGGTAAGAAAAGACCCACAAAACGAAAGAGCACAACTTTACCAAATATATTTCTGTTCGCCTGAAATGTATAGAAATAGTACAACAAAGATTTCTAAAGCATATGCAGGTCCATTAGAGGACGCAGTAAAAGATATAGTAAGAAACTATTTAAAATCTAATAAACCATTTTTCTTTGAACCAACATCTACCAATGCCAAGTATGTAATACCAAATTTAAAACCATATGAGGCAATTAACTTTCTATGTTCACAAGCAAGGTCAAAGAAGTTTAGAGTAAATGCAGGTTATAAGTTTTATGAGACAAGTGAGGGTTTTCACTTTAGAAGTTTAGACTCAATGATGGGGCAAGACGGTCAATTAAGTGAGATTACACCAAAGTGGAAGTATCAATCAATGATTACCTCTGTAACAGAAAATGCCAAACAACCTGAATTAAAAGATGTAACAAGACGATTATCTACCGTATTAAAGTATGAGTTTGACAAACCTGTTGACACACTAGACAATATCAATAGAGGTTTTTATGCCAACAAGATTACCGTACATGACGCATTTAATAAAACAATTAAGACTACAACATATGATTACAATGATATAGGACCTTTTCAGGCACATACAGAAATGGCGGCAAGTAGATTTGAAACAGCTGGTCTATTATACCCACAAGACGGTAAAGGCAAAGGTGTTAAGTTTGCAGACACAAACAAATCATTAACAGAATTATCAGACGCCAAGACAATGGTATTATCAGAGACAAGTAAAGTACATAATGACTTTGAATTTACACCAAATGCTGAATTGTTACCTTTGATTACACACCAAAAACAAGCAATGCGTAATATGAATTTAAGTCTATTAGTATATGGTAACACAATACTAAATGCAGGTGATATAATAACATTTTCATCACCAATACAACGACCAGGTGAACCAGATAACAACCCATATACGAGTGGGAGATATGTAATAATGGCGATTAAACACATGGTCAATGTAGAGGCGCAAAGACATGAAATGGTACTCAAATGCTTCAAGGACGCTGTTTCCACGCCATATCCGACAGAGGAGGACGCATTAAATTCGATAGGCAAAGGGCAGAATACAAACGAGGATATATACACCATACAGAGAGAATTATAGAGATTAAGAGAGTCCGGCGCTTCCGAGACAGCTGGCACACAATGAGATTATGAGAAAAAAGAAACAACAAGATTATGTAAGACCAATTACAACAGGCAATGTAGAGGCGGATATGTTAGGACAAGTTTATTTGTGGGTATCAGAGCGTAAAAACAGATTGAACGCTCATAGGTCACATAGAAAGACATATAAGAGAAGGCAACCAAAGAGTGCCTTCGAGTGGTCTCTAACGGCGCCTACGGCGTGCTGGCGCAGACTTAAAGAGTTGATATCATACAGTAATAAGTATGGACGCAAGTTGGCAAGCGTAATGCGTAGAAATAAATTAAATGGTAAATAAATGCGTATGGCTAGCGTATTAAAAGCAGACAAATATCGGTAAAAAAACAATGTACGACAAAGATTTTCTAGGAAAAAATAACTTTATATGGTTCAACGGCGTAGTTGAAGACAGGCAAGACCCACAGAAACTTGGCAGACTACGAGTGCGTTGTGTGGGTATTCATACGCAGGACAAGGACATCTTGCCTACTTCGGACTTACCTTGGTCGCAACTCATTCATCCTATTACTTCTAGTGGTATATCAGGACTTGGCAGCTCGCCAGGTTTTATTGTAGAGGGAACATGGGTGTTTGGTTACTTTAGAGATGGTTATGCCATGCAAGAACCAATGGTAATAGGGAGTTTACCAGGCAAACCTGCCGAGTTGGCGGATGTAAGTAAAGGTTTTTATGACCCTAACGGTGTTTATCCCAAATACAAGGATGAGGTGGACACCAATAGACTTGCCGTGAATGATACTAGCCAGCCACATTTAGGTTTAGAATTGCGTAAGTTAACAAGGAAGACTGGCGTCCCAACTGCCGACTTTGACGCAATACCAGTAGAAGAACATATATCAACGGCAATAGAGGCAAGCGATAGTGATGTATGGTCACAACCTACAATACCGTACAATGCAACTTACCCTTACAATCATGTATTTGAATCAGAGAGTGGACATA